AAACTATATCCAGAACGCCGGATATGCTTCCCTTAAAACCTGAAACGCTCTAGAGCTAGAATTAGAAAAGAGACCTTCCGGGATTTACGATCACAAATATTCACAATGGGATGAAAAATTTAAGATAAAAAAAGCCGAAGCGTATTCATACGCACACGCAGCAATTATACAGAAAATGCAAGAAAAATAAAAAGAAAGAAAGCCTCAGGCGTCAGCCTATAGCTATCCACTTGAGTATTCACAGCTGACTGATGTTGTGTAGCCTGTGCTTGTCAAAGTGTGTGTTGCTGTTTTGACAGACCATTTGCCGTCGATGCCGTCTCTAAAGCCTGTGAATGTGAGCTGACCTTCGGCTTGCACTGCCGGATTGCCAGTGATGTTTGCTGAGAGTTCCCCTGTGCCGCGCTTTAAGCTTTTGAGTTTTGCTGATGCTGCGGCTTTTGCTTTCTTTGCATCTTCAAATGCTTTGCGTATTGTGAAAGCTTCACCGCTTCCCACCGTGATTTCTTCACGTTTTGCTGCTTTGTGATCGTGATAAGCGGCTGTTACTGCACTAAATTTTCCACGATCTTTCAATGTCACAGACGGAAAGCCTAAGCAGTCTTTGCGTGTGAGTGTGACAGATACCAAAGCAGTGCCGGTGACCGCTTTTGCTTCGCCTGCGGCCACAAAAACGAGCTTTTTGCCAATCGGTTTTGAGACAGCGCCGCGATCTTTTGCGAGTCTTGTGAGTAAATTTAAGTCGCTTTCTTCTGTTTGATCGAGATGTGCGATTGCTTCACTTGCGAACTCTTGAGAGACCGCAGCGTTGTAGCCATTTTCACCGGCAATGGTTTCGATAATTGCGCCGAGTGTTGTGCTATGCCAAGGGCGCGTTTTCGGTGTGCGCATCGGTCCTTTGAAGTCAGCAGCCTTTGCCGTGATTGCCATTGTTTGACCGTCTAAACGAAGTTCATCGACTTTATAAAGTCCGACTTGTAGAAGATTTTTCTCCCAGCCAATAGCGACATCCAAGATTGCGCCTGTGGCCGGAAGCGCTAACTTTTGATCGCGATCATCAAGCCTTATTTCAACTTTGTCCGATTCCATGCCGGCCTCGTCTGTGACTGTTAGATCGAGCAGTCTGTCTCTGATTTTTGCTGTAATATCAATATTGTCAGCAAGAACACGAAAATCCGGTTTCATATTAGCCCCAAATCTTGATTTGTGTTCTTGGTTCAGATTGTGGTGCAAGATCCGGCAAAAAGATCTTTATGCCCGTCGGTAAAATAAGATCATGCGCATCGACAAGACGTGAGAGCCGGTAATTTGCTTCATAGATCGCCACTACAGCGTCATGGCGTCCGTAATGGCTAAAAGCGATAGCGTCGAGCATGTCGCCCTCGCTCGTGATGTAATGCGCCCCGCTCATGCCTGATCTTCCCCGTAATGCTTCAACGCCATGCGGAACGTTTGTTTTAACGGAATGCCATGCTCCCCGATGATTGCGTGGGTTTCCTCAATGCTTTCAATCACCCACACGCCTATAATGTTTCCATAGCCGTCCACCATATCCAGCGGCTCTCCCCGGCTGGCCAGCCGCCGCATGTCGTCAATCTGGTACAGACCGGCCTGCCGGAACTCCGGATAGATCACGCCATCAAGGCTTATGGTCTCTTCGCCGATCCCGAGGAACTGCTGTGCCGGTCGCCTGAGAAGCCTTTCCTGGCTCTGCCAGCGATAGCGGCTGGACCGGGTAAAGGTCTGATAAGCCGCTGTTGCGATTGAAAAGACAAACAGATCAAGGGCCATTTCCACATCAGCCATCGTGCAAAGCTCCTGAAGACTGCGATTGCAAGATTTGCGCGACTTGACGAGCAATGTCTCTTGCGTCTTGGCCCGGCGCGGCTTGAATTGTCACTGTCACGGTCTGGTTGATTGTTTTATGTTGCGTCATCGGCGCTTGTTGTTGTGAAAGAGATGGATTGATTGCAAGAGCATTATTTCCGCTCACCGCTGCGCTGTTCGAAGAATCCCAAGCCGCTGGGCTTGTCGTAGATTTTGCGACAATGCTATTGTCATTGGCAGCGATGGCTTGCTTGACCGCTGGTGGCTGATAAGAAAATGCTTTCATTGCTTTGCTTTTTTGCCCGCTCTCCGGCGGTAAAGCTGCAATTTCTTTTGCTTTTGATTGTTTTTCGTCATCATCGCCACCGCCAAACAGATCAGAAATACGTGACCAGACGCCTTGGACCCAGCGCACTTTTTCCATGATCCATTCAATACCGGCAGAAAAGCGCTGTTCAACCCACCCCCACATGCCACCGAAAAATTCGGTCAAGCCGGACCAGTTTTCAATGATTGCACCCAGCGGCGTATATTGCGCCCAGCTTCGGATATTGTCCCACAACCAAGTTGCTTTATCCCAAACCCATGTGAGCGCCGTATCAAACCAGCTTGGCACTTTATCCCAATTCATAATCAGAAAACCGGCGGCTAATGCGATACCGCCAACGATCAAGCCGATCGGGTTTGTCATGAAAGCGGCACTCAGTGCGCGAAACGCCATGCCGACTTTCGGAAAGATTGTCAGAGCCAGAGAAAGCGCTGTGCCGCCGAACCGGCCAATTGCTGCAACAGCACTTCCAGCGCCCGACATCATGCTTGCGCCCATCGCCAATCCTGCACGCCCTGCGGCCAGCCCCAGCGCCGGAAGAGAGCGCATTGCTGTCAGCATTGCACGCGCTCCGAAAGCTGCAATACTCACTGTTGCGCGGCCCGCAGATGAGACGAGAGAAAGCGCTAAACGTCCAGATGTTACCAATGTTGAGCGTGCAAGCGCGAACATGCTTTTACCGGTCCCAGCACTTGTTAGCCCGAGTGCTGTCATTGAAAATTTTGCGATTGCAAGCGTGCCAAGAATACCAGCGACTGCTGATCCAACAACACCTGCGGCCATTGCAAGACCTGCGAAGCCTGCGGCTGCGTAACCGATGATCCGTGCTAATGTCGGGTTTTCTTCAACAAAAGTCTGTATTCTCTTTGCGAAGCTTGACATCATCTCTGCGCCGTCGCGAATGGCCGGGAGCAATAATGCACCGAAGGCGCTTGACATATTGTCTGTCGCGTTTGACATAAGCTGCAATGCATTTGCTGTTGTTGCAGAACGCGCGTCATATTCTGCTTGCATAGAACCGGCGTAAGAGGTTTCGGATGCGACCAAGCCGAAACCCTTCTTTAAATTATCAAGATTGACCAGCAAGGGGGCAATGCTGCCTTTTGCTTCCTCTCCGAACAGCTGGCTGATCAGGGCGCTTTTCTTGTGATCCTCCATGCCTTTTAGGGCTTCAAACACATCGAGGATTGCGCCTTTCGCGTCCATGGTCATGCGTTTTGCCATGGCCCCGGCATCAAAGCCGAGGGCAGCAAAAGCAGCTCGCTGGCCTTTGGTTGCCGCTTCCCCTTTTGTCAGAGCATTTGTCATATTTTTAAGTGCGGTTGCAGCAACTTCCGGCGCTGCCCCTGAAGATAACAGTGCCGCTGCGAGACCAGCGGTTTCTGTTGCCGCCAGCCCTTTAGACACCGCGTCAGCCCCTTGTCGCTGCAAGACTTCTGTAATTGCCGAAGCTTGAGCATTCATATTGTTGCTCAGATAGTTTGTCGCGTTTGCGAGACCCTCGACTTGCGTTTGCGATAAGTTCATTCCCGCCCGCAAATTTGCCATCGCAGATCCGGCTTGTTCTGCTGAAATGTCAAACGCCACGGCCATTTTTGCTGCACTTTCTGCAAAGCCAAGAAGTTCTGTTTTTGCAATATTTGATTGTCCGGCAGCGGCAATAATCGATGCGAACCCGTCGGCTGCCACCGGTATTTCTGATGACAGAGCGCTGATCTGCTTTTGCATGTCTGCAAAATCAGCTTCACTGTCAAAATTGACGACTTTTTTGACATCTGCCATGGCTTCTTCGAACTTGATTGCGCCAGCAGCCGCGCTTTGCAGCATCCCTGCAACGCGTTGTCCTGCGCGTCCCGCAGCATCGGTCACAAAAGTTGCGTTTGCTGCGTTTTGCAAAGACAAGCTCATTTTGTCTTGGGCTTTTGCAAGCATCGCCGCGCGCAATCTGCTATCATCAGCCGCATGAGACAGACGAGACAGCGCCTTTGTTGCAGCCCTGATCGGTCCTGAGGCCCCGTCTTTTGCTTGTAAGAGAAGAGAAGCAACATAACTCATTTTGTGTTATACTCATTCTCAGAAAGTGAGTGTGTGATGAAAGCTTTTTTTGCAGCTGTGTTTTTGATTGTGCCAGCGATCGCTTTTGCTGTTTTTGCAGCGCCTTACAGCGTGTTTTTTGCGCTCGCCGGTGCTGTGATCTGGCTTTTCACAGCACTCATTATGATCGGCTTGCTCTCCTCAGATGCGGCTTTGCGGAGACCAGCGCCCGAAAGCAAGAAATGGAAGCTCAAAGGCAGATCCGTCAGACTGACGGATTGTTAAGTGTATTTGCTGCTTTCCAGCGTTTGAGTGCGCGTTCATGCCATTGCAAGATTTCTGTGAGTGTCATGTGATCGCAATCTTGCGGTCGCCAATGATTGATAAAAGCAAGATCTGCCAGAGCTTCTTCTATGCAGACAATGCTTGCGTCGGAATAAAAAAACTTTGCACAGCCGCAAAGATCTCTGTTTTATTGAGCATTGACATGTTTTCAATTTCTTCCGGTGAGATACCGTCTATAATTATTCTTGCCGCCAACTTTAAACATGTTTCATAATGCATGACGAGAACATGCTGCATCATCACACCGCGCATATCTCCACCTTTGGGCTCTCGCAATGTGAGTGTTTTGCGTTCTTCCTCTGCGAGGATGATGGCTTCGGGCAATTCAACCGTGATTGTTTTGTCTGACATTGTTCTTCCTTTATGCCAAAATTAAGGAAGGCCTAGGGCCGCGCGGCGCTCAGCGAGAATGTCATTGCCGCCGACAAGCATTTTTGAATTGATCATATCGATTTCGTGAATGACAATACCTGCGCTTGAGAAGCGATAATAAGAAAGCACCGCTTTGACAGACATCTCTGTTTTGTCGCCCGGCTTGTAACTTCCGAGGTCGATTTCCGCGAAATTGCCGCGACATGAAATCGCTAAAGACCGTTGCTGATCGCCGCTTTCTTGAGAGCCTCGGATTGAAATCTGCTTTTCTTCTTGCCCAGAAACGCCAAATAAGCTCATGATTTCCGCTTGTAATTCTGCAAGCTTGAATTCGATTTCAAGCTTTTCGAGACCGAGACCGAGGCTGATTGCACCAGGCATCTCAGCCGCTCGAAAATCTTCTGTTTTTTCGACAAGCTTCGGCAAAGTTATCTCGGTCACTTTTGCAAAATAACCGACACCGTCGATGAACAGAGAAGCTGCTTTCAAAGTAAACGGCTTTGTTGTTTCAATATCTGCCATTTTTTTGTCTCTCTATGCCGCATTGTTATTCGCAGCGATTGCTTTTTGTGCATCTTTGAACAGTGTTTCGTAATATTTATTATTACGATGTGCTGTGAAGTTTAAGTTTTCCAGCGGAGCCGGGGCTTCTGCGTCAAAATCAACCCAGAACTTTCCATCCATCATTGTTTCTTTTGTATTTAACGCTGGATCGAGCCAGACTTTGTAGCCGAGCGTTGCGCCGCGCGCTTGCAAGACGCGTAAAAAAGCCATGAGGCTATCGGCCACATCAATAAGAAGCTGAACAGAAAACGGTCGATCAAGCGCCCAGAGATAAGCATTTTCAACGCTGTCATTGATCAAATCATGGGTGCGACGCACAGACAAAAACTTCCAGAGCGGATCGCTTGAGCATGTCTTGTTGCCCCAAAGTCGGTATCCTTCTTCCCTGATTATTGTTGTAACTTCGTTTTCGTTGAGATAATTCGCTTCAGAATTGAAATCACTGATACCGAACGAGATCGGTCGTGCAATGCCGATCACGCCGTTTAAGACCTTATTAGACGGTGACCACCACGGACCGCTTTCTTGATCCATTTTTGCAACCAGCCCGGCCACACGATCAGATGATGGCTGGACAACAGGCATTGAGAGTTCTGTATCCCAAACCAAAATCCCAGGGTCGACAACATACACACGCGCAGAGCCCCAATCTTGCCTGTATGCAATGGCGTCACTGCGGTTTGTGTTCGGACCGTCAGCAATAATGACGCCGCGAAAACGCTCCGCATATCCAAGCATTTCTGCAACCACCGGATTTGCGCAAGCTGCAATATTTGCTGTTGCAAGCGCTCCTGTCCCTCCACCGCCGCTGATCGTTACCGTTGGTGCAGCAAGATAGCCG